ATGCTGGTTATTCTTTCAACCGTTCCCATGCTGTTGCTTACTCTATGCTTAGTTATTATACTGCTTGGCTTAAGTTTTATTACCCACTTGAGTTTATGTTTTCGATTCTTAAAAACGAAAACGATAAGGATGCTAGGACGGAATATTTAATTGAGTCGAAGAGACTTGGATTAAAAGTTTTATTGCCGCACATAAATGAATCAGAGCTTTATTTTTCTCTTCAAGACAACGCTATACGCTTTGGGCTTTCTGAAGTTAAATTTATATCAGATAATATTTCAAATAAGATTATTGATCATAGGCCTTATAAGAGCTATGAACACTTTATTTCAATTGCTTCTGCTAAAGGCAGTGGTATAAATAGCAGAGCAATAAGTTCACTAAATGCAATTGGAGCAGCAGCATTTAAAGATAACTTAAGAAACGGAAATGAAAAAGATAACTACTATGAGTATCTGGGCATACCTACATTTAACTTAGAGGGGATCCCACCAAGAGTAAAGGCTCAGGCTAGACCGATTGAAGAGTTTGACGACCTTGGTTCATTTGTTATGTTTGGAATGGTAAAGGGTATCAAGCGTGGTACTGGATGGGCACGAGTAGAAATTGTCGATGAGACTGGATCTATTGGTCTATTCCACAATGAGCAGACTCAAATTGAAGTTGGCCAGATGTACTTTATCCTAGTAGGAGATAATAGAATTGCTAGGTACATTAAGGTTTCAGATATTGACCCATCTTCAAATGACATGTTCGTAGATTATCTTTATAGAAAAGAGTATGACTTAGAAGATGATGAGTATATCGTTGTAAACTTTACTCCATATACAACAAAAGCTGGCAAGACTATGAGCCACATAGTTCTATCAGATAAAAATAAAACTTTAACAAGAGCAATTGCTTTCCCAACAATGTATAAAATGACCTTAGCAAAAATGCGTGAGGGAATGAAATGTAAGGTGGTTCTATCAAAATTAGATGATGGAACGTTAAACGTAAAGGAAATAAAATGACAGAAGCAAAAATTGAAGATGTATTTGCACAGCTAAATGTTTCAAGAATTCTTGTAGCAGCACTTGAAACACTAGGAGAGATATCTATTCCAATAATGACAGTAGTAAACGCAGAAAATGAAGACAAAGAATTGCAAGTTGATTATGACGAAAAAAATCAATCATTCACATTTAAGTTAAAAATAAAAGATTAAAAGTATTCACAAAGCTTTATTTTAATGCTATACTATTAGAGAGAAGAAAGATTAAATATGACTATTTCATTAGAAGATATAATGGCAAAGCTAGACCCAAAGACCCGTGCAAGAGTTCAATCGGCTCAAAATGTAAAAGTACACAAGCAATTGACACCAAGCATCGGTCTAAACGTAGCACTAAAAGGTGGTCTTGGGTACGGTAGACAGGTCCTTGTATGGGGAAACAAGTCTGCTGGTAAATCTTCTTTCTGTCTCCAGATGATAGCTTTAGCACAACAAGAAGGCAAAACATGCGCTTGGATTGATGCAGAGGCATCCTACGATCAAAAATGGGCAGAGCAGCTTGGAGTAGATTCATCTTCTCTTATTTATTCTCAAGCTAAGACTGTTAATGATATGGTAGACGTTGGCGTTAAATTAATGGAAGCAGGAGTGGATGTTATTGTTGTAGATTCTATCTCAGCCTTACTTCCTGGAATATATTTTGAAAAAGACGGAAATGAAATGAAAGATTTGCAAGACACAAAGCAAATCGGAGCAGAAGCAAAGGATATGACTCATGCAGTCAAAATGTTAAACTATGCAAACAAAAATACACTATTGGTTCTCATCTCACAGCAAAGAAATCAGTTTGGATCTATGCATGCCTCCCACATTCCGACAGGAGGAATGGCAGTTAAGTTCTTCTCTTCCACAGTCATTAAGTTATGGTCTTCGGAAGCTGAAGCTAATGCTATTAAAGCTGGTGTTGCGGTTGGTGACAAAATCATTGAACAAAGAGTTGGCAGGCCAGTCAATTGGATTATTGATTACAACAAGCTCGGCCCCCCTAATCTTTCAGGACAATACGACTTCTATTACCAAGGAGAAACATTAGGAGTTGATCGCATAGGAGAGACTTTAGACGTTGCAGAAATGTATGGTCTAGTAGAAAAAGGCGGAGCATGGTATACAATTAATGGTGAGCGTTTTCAAGGAAGAGCAAAGGCTGTTGCATACTTAAGAGCAAATCCAGAAGTATCTGGGAAGCTTATTCAGGAAATAAATGCCAAATCTTAATGAGTTTTTTAGCAAGCCAAAGTTAGTTAAAAAAAACAATTTAGAATCAATACACGGATCTAAGCCCTGTTTTAAATGTGATAAGAATGCAGACGAAGCATTCTGGGATCCAGAGCTCATGGTGCTTGCTTGGGAGTGTCCAGATGGTCATTCAAATGAAATAAAGGTGGGCTAATGTCAGAAAGAGCGGAAGTAAAAAGAGATAAGGCTAAGGCTCAAAAAAATAGTGGCAGGGGAGACTACCAAAAGGGTGATGCTCAATGGAATTACTTTTTAGTAGATTACAAAGAAGCTTCGAAGTCATTTACGTTAAACAAAGAGGTGTGGTCTAAGATATGTACAGATACATTTAAGGTGAATAGAGACATGCACCCAGCTTTAAAAATAATCATAGGTGAAGAATCCAAGGTCAGACTTGGTATAATAGAGTGGTCAGTGCTAGAAGAGTTAATTAAATTTAAAGAGGATAATACATGAAAAAAATTGAAGTGATTCCGCAAGTATATGTATTTAAAGATTTATTTTCTAAAGAAGATTTATCTAGATTACTGCATGCAATAGAAAACACAAAAAATATTGTTGACAATAGCAATAAGATTACTCCCATGGATTCTATGCTATATAATGTACACGGAGAACCAGATTATGTAATAGATCCAGATAGTCCACTAGATCCCTGGGTAACCTGGTATACATTTGGAGAAAAGACTGCGTTTTCTAATAAAGAAACTCCAAGCAAGGTAAGTAATGAAGACTATAAATTTCTATATGAATTTAAGGAAAAGCTTTTTATAAAAATAGAAGAGTGCTTTGAAGAGTATAAAAAAAATTGGGTTGGATCAGGATCATGGCCAGACTATGTAGATGATTGGTCATTAGGTGGAAGACTGAACTATGGAAGGATTGAAATACTACAGCATTACTACACACCAGGACAAAAGTTTTCAATAACATTTCATACTGATTCGCATGAACATAGAGAGCAAGAGCCAGGAGATAAACATGTTGCAACAGTAACTTTTTATATCAATGATGACTACGAGGGTGGAGAGATAGAGTTTTTAAATGAAAATGATAATAGCTTAGTAACTTATAAGCCTAAGATGGGTGATCTTACGATCTTTCCTTCAGGTCTACCATTCTGGCATTCTGCAAAATCTGTAATTTCTGGGAGTAGGAAGCTTTTCCTTAGACTATTTATACTATGGTCACATGACGGTACAGATGAATGGAAGGCAGGTTTATTAGAGCATGGCGAAGAAAAATGGAAAGAAATAAATAGGAATCGAATACAAGAAAGAATATCTAACGGAGAAATGGACAGACAAGTTTTGTATAGCCATGAAACACCAAAAGACTTAAGCTACGGAACTTCTATTTTTGTAGAAGAAGAAAAAAGAACATATGTGGATGGGAGACAGATATGATAAAGACTGAAGATAAAAATACACTGCAACTTATAAGCGATATTACAGAGTTTAACGACTTGCATGAGTTTATGCAGGATGAGCACTTGGATAAAGCCTTGGCCATAGTAGTAAAACTTCTTATGAATCCAGATGTTCCATCTGCCAAAGCCCCTCATTTAATTATGGAGCTTCAGGCTATGTCTACAAAGTTCGCAGTCCTTGCCTCTGTTTATTCCACAATTGCAAAAGACAAAGCTGGTACCGCAAACAATAACAAGAAAAATATTTACTATTCAGTAAAGGAGTCCATAGACAAACTTGTAGATGCACTTAAGTATGTCGTTAGGTATAACTCGTAAATGGCTAGAGATATTGTAAAGAATCTTAAGTTCAAAAAGCATACTGGTCATTTTTTTGATCCAGAAAAATTTGCACAGCTTCTTGATGAATCATATAGGAATACTAAGCGTCCAGATGGTGATACTACTAAAAAGTCTTTTAGCCCAAGCTTACTGGGTTACGGTCACGGAACATGCCCAAGATATTGGTATATGGCATTTACTGGTGCAGTTTTCATTGATGATAATGACGCAGTCGCTGTAGCAAACATGGCACAGGGCACACAGGCACATGAAAGATTGCAAAATCTAATTAAGAGCATGCCTGAGTGGCGGGCAGAAGAAGAAGAGATAATTAACGAGTATCCTCCAATCCGTGGATTTATAGACTTGATTATGGAGTATGATGGCGAGACCGTTATAGGTGAAATTAAAACAGCTAAGCAAGAGGTATGGGATACAAGACAAGCAGAAATGAAGTCTTCTCCTAATCATATGTTGCAGCTACTTACATATATGAAATTAAAGAATGCCAAAGAAGGCTTCTTCTTGTATGAAAATAAAAATACCCAAGAGGTATTAATAATACCAATTTCTATGAATGATAAGAATAAAAAGATTATTGAGGATGCTTTTCAGTGGATGAGAGATGTATGGGATAATTTCCAAAATGGATCTCTTCCCACTAGACCAGAAGGCGCAACTAAGTACAAGCTTCCTTGCACATATTGTCCTGTTAAAAAAGAATGCTGGGCAAAAGGATCAGACACTGGAGAAATAACAATAGATCTAATGAAGGTAGTAAAGTAATGGTGTGTTTAAATTCAGAATGTAAAAAAGAATTTATTGCAAAAACTCATAATCAAAAATACTGTTCAGATGAATGCTGTAGGGTCTCAACTAACAAAAGAATAATGGAAAAATATTACGAAAAAAAAGCAATTAAAAATGGTGCGCCTAGAAAGTGCAAGGGCTGCAGTGGCTTTTTAAGTAGATATAATGACCAGCCTTACTGTGCTAAATGTATAAAGTCTAAGAACTCAAAGTTTAAAAAAGATTTGATGGGTATTATAGATGACATTGGCTAGTCTTGTAAAAACAAAAGCAAGCAGAGTTTTAGGCATAGACGCTTCTACAAATTCCGTTGCATTTTGCCTTATGGAAAATGATACCCCTCTCAAATGGGGGAAGTTTAACTTAGTTGGAAACGATATTTATGAAAAAATATTAGATGCAAAAGTTAAAACATCTGCGATGCTAGATGAGCTCAAAGCTGACTATATTGTAGTAGAGGGCGCAGTTCTTGTTAGATCACCAGATGCTGTAATAAAACTATCTTATGTTTATGGTGTAGTTATTGCAGAGCTTATGTCTACTGGAGCCAGCGTGGTAACAGTTTCGCCAACAGCTTGGCAAGCTTATATAGGAAATAAAAATCCTACAAAAGAAGAGAAAGCGGCAATACGATTAAAGAGCCCAGGCTATGCAGACTCATGGTATAAAAATCAATTAAGGAATATGCGTAAGCAAAGAACTGCTGATTATTTTAACAAGAAGTACTCAATATCTTTGGAAGACTTTGACGTAGCAGATGCCTTTGGAATAGCCCATTATTCAAATCAGGTGCTTACAAAAAGATGAAGTTGTATCAAAATAAAGACTGGCTATACAATAGATACATAGTTCAGAAGAAAACAGTGGTAGACATAGCAAACGAGTGCTCAGTTTCGCATATGACTATTCAAAGGTATTTAGACAAATTTAAGCTAAAAATTAAAAGATAATTGACTTTTTAGTTGACTAGAAGTATAATTATTATATGAGTGAAATAGAGCCAGCAGTGCATTTTGATAAGATGAATAGGGTAGTCTCTGAGCTATTAAAAGGAAATTCTGCTACACAAATAGCCACCATAACTGGGTTTACAAGAAAAGAAGTCCTTGAGTATGTAGATGAATGGAAGTCTATTGTCCATAATGATACAAATGTTAGAGATAGAGCCAAAGAGGCTTTGCTTGGGGCAGATCAACATTACGATATGCTAATTAAAGAAGCGTGGAAAACAGTAGAAGATGCTGACACACAGGGTCAGCTTAATGTTAAGTCTGGAACACTCAAGCTTATAGCAGACATAGAGACAAAAAGAATTGCCATGCTTCAGTCTATCGGGGTTTTAGAAAATAGCGAAATTGCATCTCAAATATTAGAAACAGAAAGAAAGCAGGAGATGCTTGTTGGGATATTGAAAGAGGTAACTTCTGGATGCAACCACTGCAAGATAGAGGTGGCGAAAAGATTATCTCAAATAACTGGTGTTGTACAGTCTATTAATATAATTGAAGAGTCAGATGTCGTTTGATTTTTCAGACCTAATAGAGATACTAGACGGAGAAGAGTTTGAAGAGCGTCCAGTGGACCTTCAAACTTTTGTAACAAGCCCAGACTATCTTGGCTTGCCTCCACTATCTGAAAACCAGTACACTCTTATAGAAAGAAGTTCTCAGATATATAAAGAGTCTACCTTAATAAAACTTTATGGCGAAGAGCTGGGCAAAAAGATATTTAAACAAACCTGCGTTGAAGTTATTGCACAGCTAGGAAAAGGATCTGGTAAAGATTACTCTTCAACAATTGCAGTTGCATATATAGTTTATCTTTTGTTATGCTTAAAAGATCCAGCAGCATACTATGGAAAGCCGCCAAGAGATGCAATAGATATTTTAAATATTGCTATCAACTCTCAGCAGGCAAATAATGTTTTTTTTAAAGGTTTTAAAATGAGAATTGAAGTTTCTCCGTGGTTTGCTGGTAAATATACTGATAAAGCATCAGAAATTAAGTTTGATAAATCTATTACAGTTCATTCTGGCCACTCAGAAAGAGAGGCTTGGGAAGGATATAACGTATTAGTTGTTATCTTAGATGAAATTTCTGGTTTTGCAACAGAAAATACCAGCGGACACGATCAAGCAAAGACTGCAGATGCTATATATGATATGTATAGAGCATCTGTTGATTCACGTTTCCCAGATGTAGGTAAGGTAATTTTGCTATCTTTTCCCCGATTTAAAAATGATCCAATCCAAAAATTTTATGAATCGGTTATAGCCGAAAAAGAAACTATTATGAGAACAGAGCTATTAAAGCTAGACCAGTATCTTCCAGACGGAACTCCTGGAAATGAGTTTGAGGTTTCATGGGAAGAAGACCACATAGTTTCTTATGTTTATCCAAGAGTATTTGCTTTAAAAAGACCTACATGGGAAGTAAATCCAACAAAAAAGATAACAGATTTTACCGTTGCTTTTCATAAAAATCCACAGGATGCACTAGGAAGATTTGCATGCATGCCATCTGATGCAGTAGATGCATTCTTTAAGTCAAGAGAAAAAATTGAGAAGGCATTCAGCAAGGCTAATATAGCGGTAGACTCATTTGGAAGATTAGAGGAGTGGTTTAAGCCAGAAGAAGGAAAAGATTACTTTATACATGTAGACCTGGCTCAAAAGCACGACCACTGTGCAGTAGCAATGGGGCATGTAAATAAATGGGTTGACATAAAGGTAACAGATACATATAACCAGCCAGCACCTATTGTAGAGATAGATGCTGTTAGATTTTGGACGCCTACTCCAGATAAGTCTGTAGACTTCACAGAAGTAAAAGACTATATACTTTCCCTAAAAACTAGGGGATTTAACATAAAGGTCTGTACATTTGACAGATGGAATTCTCACGATATGATGCAGCAACTAAAAACATATGGAATTAATACAGAGATACTTTCAGTTGCAAAAAAACATTATGATGACATGGCTATGGTTGTATTAGAAGAAAGATTATCTGGTCCACACATACCATTATTAATTGATGAATTGCTTCAGCTTAGAATTATGAGAGATAAGGTTGATCACCCCAGAAAAGGCTCTAAAGATTTAGCCGATGCTGTATGTGGGGCTGTATATAATGCTATAAGCAGAAGTAGAATAAAGAGGGATGAAGAGATAAAGATTCATGATTACGAATCAATGAGTTACGACAATGACTTTGCTAACAAAAATGACGGTGAAGTTGAGTATGTTCAGAACATGATTCGTGCACCAAGAATGCCAGAAAGTTTAGCTAGATCTATAGAAAACATGGAGATAATATGAGCGAGTATCAAGAAAGAGCCAAGGGGTGCAAGTGCTGCACAAAGCACGTTCCTTTGCCAACTACACTAAAAAATTACAATAATAATATTTTGTGTCCAACTACATACTATAATGTAATTGAGTATAAAAGAATATGGGACTCTTATGGCTCTAGGCCAGCTGGTAGCATTAGGAAACATTTTTCTGAATATGTTCAGCAGATAGTAGAGTCTTCTATTGACACTCAGCACTAATATAGTACAATTAAGCATAGGTGCCAATAGCTTAGTTGGTTAAAGCCCCGAACTCATAATTCGGTAATCGTAGGTTCAAGTCCTACTTGGCACACAATGTTTTAAAGGAGAAAAAGATGAAAAAAGTAGTAATAGGAGACTCTCATACCTCCAAGCTAAGCTATAATCTTCCAGACATGC